GGTATCTCTTGGTCTACCAATATATTTCCAAATACACTAGTAGGAGCATGAACTGCTACCTCTAAATGCCCTTCAGGTGTTGAAGCTAATTTAGTAGGTTCATCCGAATCATTAGTAGCGTACATGGTAAATGAAGAATCTAAATACCCTTCTATTATACCTCTTAATTCATCTGCACTAACACTTGAAGGTGTTGTTACTTCTGTGTATGCAAATGAAAATCTTTCTACATTGTGGAAATGAATCTTTAATAAATTACCATTAGTGGTTAAAGATACTCCTGTCTTATGATAGGAATATTTTTGTACACCATCATAAATAGTTATCGTTGAACCATCATTAGTAATTGTATAAGCCATTACTTTTTATCCTTATTGATTTTTTTAATAGAGTTTTTAATTTCTCTATATTTTTTTTACTCTTACCTCTTTTGTTATCTCTTTTGTCCTTCATTATATGTCAATTTGATTTCTTTGATTGTATAAAAATGGGTCGCAATCATCTTTACCACCTAAAAACCATCCAGTAGTATAATTAGTATCATTAGGCTGTATAACATCTACTCCTGTACCTGCATTGTTTATCAATGGGTATGTAGTTTGATTTTCTAACAAAAATTTAGAGCATCTCTCTGAATAATATTCAGCTTTGTTCTTGAAACTATCCATTAACCGCTTTACCTCTTCTAAAGATATTGCCTGTGTTGTTTCACTTGTTTCTCTTAGTATTCCTTTGTTTCTAAACTTGTAAGTAAACACATCCACTCCCTCATACAATGTCCACCATACTAAAGCAAGTGTTAAATAATCATCTAACAAAGTAGTATTAGCTGAAGATAAATTACTATTATCTATTTGTGTTAAAATTTCATTGTACAATGCCGTACCCAATATTTGATGTATATGAATATCCTGTGCAGTCTTTATCGTAGTACGAATAAGATTGACATCAACATTTTCATCTATAAACGAAGTCTGTTTTACAGTCGTTTCATCTATCATTAAAATAAATTCCATTTATCCTTTTTTTGTTACTATTACCTCTTTCCATTCATGCCTACATTGTGCTGTTGTTTCTCCCGTGTCAGGGTTGTGATAAAAACCTCCCGTGTGTTCAAATACATCATATCCCTCTGTTGCTGAAATATTATTTATTTCTTGCAATCCCCATAGTTTTTTTTGTCCTATTATCTCCCTGCAAAAATCCCGTGTAGTTGCTATTATCGGTGAACGCTCTGGCACGTCTGGTCTTACAGCATATTTGTATTTTATAAATATCTCTGCCGTTTCCGCAGGTGTTTCTTCTAATATATTATCTGCCTTAGCCGTTGTATCATTAGACTTAGTTAATAGTTTACTTTTTTGTAAACTTCTTATGATACTATCTATTCTTTTTGGTGATTCGTTTAAAACCTTTGCAATAGATTCTGAACTTGTATTGGGGTCTTTGCTTAACAAATCCAAAACACTTTTCTCTAATGTCTTTATCTTTGTTTCTAAAATAGCAAACCCAGTCTGAAGATATTCAACCTCTTTTTCTTTTTGCCTTTCAAAACCTTCGTATTTTAAACTTCTCGAATCTAGTATTTCATAATTATCTTCACTCTCACCACACTCTGAAAATTTATCCTGTAATCTTTTTTTAAATCCTTTATTGATACATATTGCTAATGCTTGGTCATATGGTTTCCCTTCACCTTCCATCATCTTAATACAATCACCCATATCTTTAGGCTCTGCTTTAAATTGTGTTGTATTAGTCTGTGTGTTTGTTAATCCATTCTTTAGCTTTGGTAATCCTGCTTTTTCTCTTTTTTCTTCTAATGTCAAAATAGAAAATAAATTGTTATTACCAAACCAATCTAATCCGATAGGGTCAGACTTTGTAAGTGTAAACCTTGCAGGTACACCGCTATAATTAGCTAATATGTTTACAAATGATTCAAATAACTGTTGCTTATTATCTACATAAATACTTTGGAACAACTGATTTGCTTCTATAATCTCTGTCCTGCCGCCTAACTGTCCTTCGGTCTTTATTCCAAATAACATAGGATTATTTATTCTATGTCCTATGAAAACCTCTTCAACAATATCTTTTCTTAACTGCTCAAATTGTTTATCGGCATCACTCATAGATAATACCTGCACCTCTGCGCTCTTATCCTTTCCATCTGAGAAACTTAAAATAAACTTACCAGCATTATTAGTGCCTGTTAGCTTTTCTTTAATCTGCTCTTCAATAGTTTCCATCTCTTCTTGAGTTGGTACACCATTGTTAAAATTGAGTAATACAGTAGCCGTAAATCCATTCTTTAAATTATTATAATGGTAGTTAGTTATCTCTATGTCTGTTTCGATAGCCTTCGTTGCTCCTATATATCCAGGCAAAGGATAAACCTGTAAAGAGGGAGAATAGCTTTTATAAAAAAATAATTGCTTACCCTTTCTATCATTTTCATCAAATGGTTTATAAACCTCAAAATCTGGCTCTTCATTTGGTTTTTGGTTTGCCCTTATCGTTCCGTCTTTGCCTTTTATATTCCACCTCTTCGTATAATAAAATTCTGTATTATCTGAATTGCTTCTTATATAAGAGTAATCTATGTGCTTCCTAGATACAATATTTTTACCTGCCTTGTCCCAGATAACCTCTACATAGTAACCTCCAAAAATCTCTTCATCTTTAATTATCTTTTTTAAGATAATATTTATCCCCTCACCATATTCGGTATCAACAATAAATTGTTGTGCCTTTGCCCTATCTACCGTGTTATAAAAACCATCTAAACTTACACCCTTACCAAATACATAAGAAGTCTTACCATCTATTATAGCTCTGTGCTTTGCACTCTCATTATAAAGCCTCAATAAATAATCAGGGTATTCGTTTTTTTCACCAAAGTAAACCCATTCAACATTCTTTTTTTGTTCCATTGATGGTAGTGGTTGACTACTCATCTTTACTACTATAAATGGAAATTGTTTACCCTCCATGTGCTTTATAATTTATTGTATTAGAACGCTTTTTATATGTTACGCTAGGTGTACCTATAACTAATATTTTACCCTTCTCTATTGGTGTCCTATTATCGGCAGCATCAGGATTTAAGTTAGTGGTGCTTGTTTGCTCATACACCTCATACACCCATTGCCCCGTTGTTGCAAATTCTACCGTACCACTTGTTAATATTTCGCTAGATGTTTCAGTTACGGTGAACTTATTATATCTGTCTGGATAACTAGATGTATCACTGGCGATAAAACACTTAGTAATATTCGTTAACTCGCTTGTACACTTAAATAAATAAGTAGGATTAGTTAATGTAGCTAACTCATTTAAGGTTAGAATCCATTCGTTATTACTTCCCCTTGTTACCTTTAACATCTTTGATATTATACCTATAAGTATAAAAAAATGTGAGTTTTACGAAATGTTAAAAAAAATAAGGGAGGCTATTAACCTCCCTTAAATTGTTAAACCAATAAACTATTAAGCTGGATTCTGAAGTCCCGGAAATAATGAGCTTGTTACCTCTGGAGCTAAGTTTGGCTCTTGACCTACAAAGGTAAGATTAAAGCCGTTCAAATCACCATAAGCCTTACCACTTCTTCCTTCAAATACTGTTAAATCCACACCTGCTGTTTTTCCTAACATAAGATAAACACCTGTACGATATTTAACAATAACTAGCAATCTATTTAAAGACAATAGTCTTACTTTGTTTCTCTTTGCAGCACTCCACTTTTTAAGAGATACAGTAAGAGTTTGTTCCACAAATGTAGTACCATTCTCTACTGAAGATTGACCATTCTCAACTAGCTCTGCATTGCCTTTTTCTAATTGAAATGTCCAATATCTTTTACCTGTTAAAAGAGTATGTGCAGTTACAACACCACTAGTTTCTGTTAGCGTGTTTTTGTTTTGAAATTCGGTGATGTATATCTCTTCGATACCACCTACCGAATCACGGCAATCTATTTCATCACCGTTAATTATTGCACAATCTGATAATGCCATTTTAAATAAGTTTTAAAAAGAGAGGGGTATTACCCCCTCTCCCTTAGTTAATATTAGGTGTTAGTGTACTGTGCCATCTCTGTGTAGAAGTTAGCAACTACACCAGCTCTGAATCTTCCGTAGATGTAAATCTTACGGTCTTTCTTTTCGTACCATACTTCAGTTGAAGTAGAATCACTTGAAAGGTCAACACCATAGTTTACGTTATCAGGAACCCATGACAACACACGATTTTTAACCGCTGTTGGTAAAGCTCCAGTATCTACCGAAGTGTTATTGTTCATACCTGCAAAAGCAACTACCTTAACATTTGTACCTGGATAAATTAACTCCCATTTGTTAGTTTCGTTTCCTGTTGGGAAATAATGGTAAGCATTATCGGTCATAAGTTTGTTTAACAAGATTCTGAATGTATCTTGACCACAACCGATAATTGATTTATCTAATACAGCAGTAGGTATCTTAGAGAAAATAAATTCTTCAAAGATTGTTCTAACAGTTGATGTTGAGATAGAAGCCTGTGCTGTTACGCCAATAGCAGTACCAGCAGTATCTACTTTAGAAATCAAACCATTGATTTGTTTTAATACAGTTGAGTTAGTGTAAGTAGTCTTACCCTGAAAAAACATTTGTTCAACTTGCAAAGCAACAACTGCCATCTTACGAGAGATGATGTCGCTTACTATTGAAGCTGTATCATAGTTAGCCCCTTTAGGAAGCAATTTCTGATATTTGTAAGCCTCAAGGTCATTCAAACAAATTGATTCACTGAACTCGATAGGTGATGTAGCAAGTGTAACATCTGCTAAGGTAGTTGTACCTGAAGATGTAACAGCGTTACAAGATGCACCAGCTTGAAATGGTACAGTTGATTCCAAAGTAGGAATACGAATAGAACTTTTTACGTTCTCCCATGTCTTCACATAATTTGTGAATTTTGGGGTGAGGATAGCAGTCGACAATATGCCGTCTATTTTTTCCTCTACATAGGCTGTTAAGCCGTTTAAATCTAATGCCATTGTTTTTTAGTTTTGTTTGTTTTTAAAATTGTTCTTTTAAATATTTTTTTCTGAATTCTTCAATATCTTTTTCTCTATCAGATACTTTTTCTTCAATCATAAAACCATCTTTTTTCTTTGTTGGTTCTACACTTGGTGCTGAAGCAATCTTTTCTACAATAGAGAATGTTTCTTTTAATAGTGCTGAAAGTTTTTCAACCTCTGCCTTTAGTGCAGTGTTTTCTTTTTCAATAGCTTCAAACTTAGAAGGAATATCTAACATCTTTTCAGCCATTTTAGATTCCATTTCTTCTTTAGAAAAAACAGTTTCTTTTATAACTGTTTCTATGATTGACTTTACTTCTGCTGGTGTCATTGGAGTATTTTGATTTGGTGTTTGATTATCTTGCATTTCTTCAGGTGCTTTTGGTTCACTTGATGGTGCTGCTTGTTTTACTTCTTTTATAACACCACCAACAACCTGTACAATAGTACCATCTTCAAATACGTGTTCACCATCTGGTGCTGGTAACCTTTGCCCTGCCGTGTCTATAACAAATATAGATACACCAGCCATTGGTACTTCACCATCATAAGAAACAATAGTGCCATCCTGAAGTTTAGCATCTGTAAATTTTAGTTCTACTTTTTCAGCAAAAAATTCTTTTAGTTGCTTTACAAGCTCTGGTATTTCTAAAACAGAATCTTTAAGGTTCATGATTTTATCGTATTTATATAGCTAAGTATAAAATATCTTTAGGCTTTCAATTAGCTATTAATATTTTTTATTATCTCATTTAAAGTCTTTTCATCTTCGGTCATTTCTAACTCATAACCAAACATACCTTCGACACTAAACCCCATTACTTCATCCGTAGCTATGAACTTATCCCAAAACTCT